CTCTAGAGTTAACCCTCGCGGGCTACCTCTCCATCGCCTGTCCCTACAGGGGCAGGCAGGCCGCCAGGGTCTCTTCCCAGAGACCCTGACTTACCCCCGTTAGGGGGTAACGCCAGTCACTATACTCTAAAGTGGAGCAATCTGGAAGCTTAGGCGCCAGATAGTCCCACCACGGTATAGTTTTTCTAACGATTTTGTACCGCGCTCTCGCACCGACTCTATCCCTAACAGAGATGGAGAGACTCCAGTCATGTTTCCATGCTGAGTCATCGGTTGTTGTTAACGAGATATCGCGTCGGCGTACAGCTCCTGAAAGGAACCCAACGGCCATACCATCAGGGTTTATAACCCCAATGTCAGCGTCAGGCTCAACCAACTTAACACGTTTAACCCGCCGTACGTAACACCTATACTGGAAAGCATAAGTATTCGTAACGTGCGGGCGAGTCATCTTAAAAGGGACATGGATGCCAGCATCGTCACTCTCGCTCGGAGGGACCCGAATATCTCGGACCCAAGAACGAAGCAAGAGTATCGTTGATCTGACACTAATTCCTTGATAGGACGACCATCGTGCTAATCGGTTGATGCAGGAGTAGACTTGCTGAGGAGTCTCAAGGGACTTAACGTACACACCGCGGATATTAACACCGCGGTAGTAGTCGTGCCCGCAAGACTCTCTGAACGCGCCTGTATTAAACGATTTCCTAACGTTTACCTGGAAACCCAACTTAACAAGCATCTTACAAAGGAAGTCATACGTGTCCTTTCGAACACATATGTCATCCCCGAAGACGCCAAAGTCGGTCCCGGGATCCCTGCAGGGCAAGCCCTTCAGGTCATACACGGCGCGCACGGCACTCGAGAAGACAATCGTTTGCAAAGGGAATGTAAAACCATTTCCCATTGTTGAGATCATCCGCAAGTCCACAACAGTTCCGTCTGGATAGACGGCCTGTCTGGATGAAGTTCTCCAAAGCCAAGTTTTTATACTCGACCTTTGGATTGCCGCATCCAACATGGACAAGCTCATGCAATCGCTCGCTGAAATCAGGTCGATGGTTCCGATGGAACCATCTATTGATCCAATTCGAGCTAATTCTCTGTTGTTATCGGCCTGGTGCTCTAGCGAAATGCCAAAGTACCATTTCAGTCGACTCAACAGAAAAGCACTGATAGCTTTCTGGAATAACATTTCCAAGTTTGCTTCAGTACAGCATGTGCGCGAGATTTCAGCATTCTTCGCCGCAAAGAATAATTTACCACCTTGCACTTTAGTAAAACCGAACTCTTGGTGTCTGCGCATTTCTGCGTCAGCCCAAAAGCCAGTCTCAACTAAAGCGGCCCTATAAAGCGGGATGAGGTCTGGGTTAACATATGAGATAGACGACTCAAAGAGTTTACTAACCATATATGTGGAGTCTGCCTTTTGGGCAGCTCCAGGACCCACATCCATATGCTCACGGATATAATCCAGATCAAAGGAGTCCAGGGCCTCGGAAGGCTGAAGGCACGTATTCAGGTGATTACAAAAGTAATCCCAGAAACATGATTCAACCTCATTTTCGGGCGCAAAGTCAAACTGGCCAACAGGTAGGCTAGCATTCACTGCCTTAAATTTCTCTAAGGCAGCGGTGTCAGCCAACTTGTTAGTACCAGTTGGACAAAGCTTCTTAAGGAAGCTGGCCCGAAGACTAACTCTCGCTGCTCGATCAACTGCCATATCAGAATAGATATGACCGTCAGTCGAAGTATCGAGACCAAGGTCCTCAAGGAGAACAGAGTAAAGACTCGCGTAATCACGCATCGTGCAACTCCGATAAGAGTTCGGGACCCCTTGCTGTTTAAGGCAAGGGGATCGTCGAAACCGGTATCAAATGGTACCGGTAAGGACGGACGATCCGAGCGCATCACTAATCTGCGTAAGCAGACCAATATGCGCCGAGATCATGGCCCGGACACTCAACGGATCAGCAAGATCAGCGCCGGCAGGAATGTCCAGCGTTGACGTGATGATACCGGTCTTATAGCTCTGCCCCGCAAGAGGCAGCATTCCTTTCCGAGTGTTCACCTTATAAGTGTTCATCGGAATGGAACGAAGGACTCCAGTCACGGGATTCACGGGAGCTAAGGATTTCAACGCCTTAGGCCGGAACATAGCAAGGGTGAAAGGAGCAGCTACCGAGTGTGCGAGCACACCGGTTTGCGTGCCTCCAAGCGCGGAGACGTAATACTGCTTACCATTCGTATCCGGATTTGCATCCGCTGCGATTGTGTAAGTAGGCGACGTCAAACCGGTTTGGGTTGCCCCCGTAATCGGGGACGAAGGAGAGAAAGCCATTTTGGCACCTCAAGGTTAAGTTACTGGTCAAAAGACCAGAGATGAACTCTTACGTTGAACAAGCACAGCCGACAAAGCAGCTAGCTTAGAATCGAGATGCTCGTCGCCAAAAGGCAATGACCATACGAGACTAGGCCAACCGAGTGTAGACGGTATTGTTCTAGTAAGAGTAGTCCTTCTGACTTTCCATTCGCCCATCTCGGTCCCAGTATATTGAAAACTTGTGTAACCGTAGGCGGTCGTTAACGCTCTGGAGGAAATGGCATCCAACTGACTCTTTGTATGCAACAAGTCGATCATAATGGTCGTCTTGTTAATCCAGGAGACAGAAGATGTATCCACTCCCACAGAGAATAAAACGTCACCTACGTTAGAAAAGTAATCAATAAGCCAGGACCAAGGCACTGCCTCCCAAATAGCTGGGACAAACTTTGCGGGTGTAAATCCGCAGAGTTCGATCAGCTTATTGTTCGAGTTGTAATCAACTACAGGAGCAGTTCTCAGCCCAACAATGTACTGGACTCTCGCTTCAGAAGACTGTTCGGTAATAACATTACCGTAAATCTTCGAATTGTAAGCCAAGACCTTGCTGAAGCTGGGATTTGCCGTGATGGTACTAGAGCCTCGGCCAACAACACGAGTCCGGAGCACCGGGTTTAAATCCGGGTTACCAAGAAGCTCGTATCGCGCCAACGCTTCGGCGGCCTTCTTTGCGTCAGAAATCAAAGGGGCCAAACCGAAAGCGTACTCTAGATATGTATCCGCGACAATCTTTGACATCTTCTCTCGTCGAACATCAACAGAACCCGTCAACCCTCGCTTGGAAGATTCCAGGCGATTCAGGTGACGATGGGTAAGGTTAACGATCGACTTGAATGGGTGCCCAAACTGTCGTACTACATCGGAAAACTCAGCGAAGAAACTTAATCCTTGCCACTGAGTGGCCTGCTGGTCTATCTTGCGATAGACTTGAGCAAGAGCTGTCGCGTCAGGCAAAGAGAAAGTGGCAATATAAGACGGCGGATTCGAAACTGGGAAGTTAAAGCCCAGGAAAGAATCCGTCATTGTCACCTTACCCGTGCCCGAACCGAACGAATAAACGATTGAAACGTTACCCGATCGATGCGTGTCAACACGAAAACCTGATAGCGAGTAGCCGGTACCGGCCGAAGAGCCGGAACCGACTTGACTTCGCCACAGGGGATTAGCTACACCAGATTTTGTTGTTTGAAGAGACACAGTGGCCCAGTCAGTAGCACTGTCCCAAGGTGCAGGCGAACCTGCACCGACAGTGCGTGTCTGACGCCACTGGCCTCCGCTAACAAACGATTCTTT